TTACTCGTCAAATAGACCCAAGTGCTCTTTCGCGTATGCTTCAAATTCAGTACAGCCACCAATGTGATCTTGGTCGATGAAAATTTGAGGAACCGTCTCAACAGGTTTACCAACGGTTTTTTCTAGGTCAGCTTTTGAAATGCCTTCAGCTTGAATGTCAACGTAACGGTAGTTAAAGTCGTCACGTTTTGCTTTTAGAGTTTCTGCGTGTTCTTTTGCACGAACACAAAATGGGCATGCTGGGCGACCAAAAATAACGACGAACATAGATTCTTTCTCCTGTATTTTGTTACGTGCCACTATGCCTCAATCAATGGGGAAAATAAAGATCGATTTACCTCTTGATTCGATAGGTAAAATCTATTGCTATAAAAATAAACACAACACACGATTTGGCTCTCGAAAGTCTTAAAAAAAGTAAGGTTATTTGTCACAAAGCGGGCTACGTCAATTTATTTTATTTCGTCACGAGGCAAGCTAGTTTTAGTTCAATTTAGCCTAAGGAGTGTACTTGGCATGTTCCAATTTATGATCTGACCATCTAAATTGTGTTCTAGTGAGTAAGACTTCGTGAAAGTGCTCCCTAGTTTCAAATTCATCGCCATTTTGTCGCCACAGCCAAGTTCTGAATTGAATTGCTAGTTATAAGATATTGTTTATAAAGAATTTTAAACTTTAGCTGGAGTAGCAGTATGTTCCAATTCATGATCTCTCAATCCTTCTAAAGCCTACCGTATGCCTTGATATTCCTTGCTGAATAAGGGATTTAAAATCATTCCATTCTGATTATTACCGAGTAAAACCGACAAATACTGACGAACGCCGCCACTTTGTCGCCACTTTTATATGTTTAGATTGGCGATAGGATTGAGCTTTGCGACCGATGATAAGTGGTTAGGGGAAAAGTGCGCGTAAATCATCGTCTGTTCGATATTTGTGTGGCCAAGTGCTTCGCGCAGATCCAGAATGTTGCCACCTTTGCGCATAAACGTAGTGGCGAAAGTGTGGCGCAAAACGTGAGTCGATTGCCCTGCAGGTAGTTCAGGTAAGGCGGTGTTTACCCATTTATGCGCGGTCTTGTAACTGCAGCTAAATAAGTGGCCAGAATCTTGCGGTTTTAACTGTAGGTACAAGGCTTCACTGATTGGCAAAGTGCGGTTGCGTTTACCCTTGGTATTAACAAAAGTGATTTTGTTATCGAAGACGTGTTTGCCTTGCAGTAATAGCGCCTCACTAATTCGCGCGCCGGTTGATAAACAAATCATGTACACCAAACGCAGTTCGTCGGCGAACTCGCTGCCTTTTAGCGTTTCAAATAATCGGATGATTTGCGGCTCGTGTAAAAAGGTAAGTTCAGATTCTGCAACGCGATGGTTTTTCATTCCATCAAGTGGGTTAGGGAAGCGCCATTCTTTTAATTCAATAAGGCGATTGAATACGGCTTTCAAACACGTCATATCACGGTTGCTAGAACTGATTGCCAGTTCGCTACCTTCTTTTCCTTTGCGTTGGTCTTTACGTGCGGCGCGGTAGTGGGCCAGTTTACGAGCATCTAGCTGCGTGGCGATTGGGTTGCCCAAACCACGAATAACATGTTCCATTCGCCCTTTAGTATGCGCCCCAGATTTTAGTTTTTTACCGTGTAATTCATACCACAAATCGACAAGTTCACTTAACCTACGGTGATCTGGTTTATCACCAAGCCAAGGTTTGTCGTCGATCTCTTTCATTAAATAGAGCTCGTAGGCTACTGCTTCACCTTTGGTTGCAAACCGTTTACGGACACGTTTGCCTTCGCGTCCGTTTGGGTAGCATTCGCAAAGCCAATGTTTTTTTGAGTTGTCTTTTAAGTTGCGAACAGCCATATAGCTTTTATCTCAAACCTAAGGTTATTAAGATCATCCATGATATGAGCAATATAGAATTGAATACCAAGGGCAGTGTTAGGTCAAAGCTATACTTTTCTTGCATAAGTGTTCGAAAATAAAATTTAATCTTTAGATGTAATAATTGGAATCTTAGTTTGAATGAATTAATTTGATGAGTTTCATATTGCTCAGTGAAGTAACCATCGTCATCGTAACTGACAGTGTGAATCCCCCAAGCGTTCACTAAACATTCATTTTTAAAGAATGCTTCTTCTACATCAGTATTCTCGTCAGAACCCGATTCTATGTTCTTAAAATTAAATCTATTGTCAAATACGAAATAAAAATAAAACACATCTTCATAACCATACTGATGAGAATGCTCACAGAATGTTGTATGACGACCTCTAATTCCAATTCTGGTGATTGATTCAACAGGATTATCTTTTAATAATGTGTAGGATTCACTTTTTAGCCAGATATTTTCGCTTATAAAATTCCGGCCTTGTGTGCTTAGTAATCCGTTATACAAAGATTCAAACCATAGTTTTCGAAAATTATATGCATTGTGAAGAGTGTATCTATACATAGCATATACATTTAGGGACCAATATAAATAAACAATGTATTCAGGGGACTTAAAATTGATGGTGGGAAACCAAGGAATAGCTACTCTGACATCAGTTAACTCGACTCCCAATACCAAGTGTATTAATCCAATGCAAAACAGGGTCATTAACCCCTTCGATGATTCTGTGAATGAGGGTTCACATGCTTTTTCTATTAGGTTCATGTTATAGCACTGACGTTATATTGATATGGTGGCATCATTAACTTAAGCGAGTGAGTTTTTCTCAATCTCGCTTAAGTTATTTCAAGATCTAAGCCTGATTGTTATTAAATACAGATGAGCTGTATTTACAACGAATCAACCAAATGTCTGACCAAAAAGTGTTTGCGCAGGATCTGCGTCAAATAGCTCAAGAACGGTACCTTTCTTAATCAGCTCTTTCTCGTCGGTTGTTAAGACGGATTCATCGTCCGAATCAACGCCTTCGCTATTTATAATTTGCTCATAAGTGTCTTTGTTTATATTGACAAAGTACTGTAAATCATTTTTCTTAATTACGTCTAAAACCAGTTTGAACATGGTTGCTTTTTGTCTAGGGTCTACACCGGAAAATATACAACTATCATGGGCAAGAAATCCTAAAATAGATGGATTTAAAGAAAACAGCAGTAAGTCATAACAGAATATTTTGACCTCATTTACACCTTGAGAACCATCTTTGTGTATGTGAGGTTCAATATTAAATAAGTACTGGGCGTCTTTACTATTCGTGATAGACAGTCTGCCTCCATGTTCGTGATAAAATCGTTTCACAAAGCTACGGAATATGGTTTCAACTTCTTTTAGTTTTTCTTTGTTATCTTCAAGATATTTGACTGAATCAGCTTTAACTTTAGCTTTATCTAATTCTAGTCTAGCTCTGTCTTTTTCAAATTGGGCTAATACTGTTTGGTAGCTATTGAGCTCTGCAATGTTATTTTCCACCGTACGAATTCGTTCAACGATAGAATTGTATTCTTCCAAAGCACCTTTTGAGTCGAGATCTTTAAGAATCTCATCTCTTTTGGATTCATAGCTAGTAAGATTTGCTTCTAAATATTTGTTGGACTCACGTGCATCTGCGATTTGGTCTCGAAGGCGTTCTTTTCTATTTTTCTGTATTTTAATGTGCCAGTCTTGCGCTTCTTTTAATCGAACGGTCACTCTTTCCGGAAAATGGAATTCAGCTTCATTGTAGATTTCTTCAATCTTAGCTAAATCTACAACTTCATCTCGGCTTGCCATTAATATTTGGTTCTTTTTGCGAATGTTTTGCTCATTCGTGTAAATTTCACTACGGAGTTGCGACATTGTTTGTGTTAACTCATCAGCTCTTCTTTTCAGCTCGTCATAGTTTTTTGCAATTATAAAGTTAGCTTTTGCCTGTAATAAACGTTCTCGCTCTTCTTCCAAATCAAGGAGATCGGATTCGTTGATGGTCACTTTTTGTTTGTTAAGTGACTTTTCAGTTGCTTTCAACTGGTTAAGTTCTTCAGCAATTAGTCTGTTTTTTTTGAGCAATGATGTGTCTATACCGAGTAGGCTAAGATTATACATCATTTGATAGTAGTCGTGAGGTTGTTGGCCTTGTTGGGTCAACGCTCCTGCATAGTAGTTTCTTTCCGGTAAGTATCGGCGAGCAAACATGTTAAAAATAGACTTAAATTTAATATCAAACCTATTGCAAGCAGGGAGTATCTCATAGAGCTTTTTTGGGAAGTTAGTTTTAACTATTTTTTGGTTATTCAAATAGAAATCATTTTCAGCAAAGTTTTTACGGATAGTGTAATTCACAGAACCAATTGTGAAATCAAGATACAGATTTCCATATGTGGATAGGAATGCCTTTAGCTTTTTATCACTAGGTATCTTTTCGTCAAAAGACCCACCAAACATAAGATGTATCAGATTTAGTGAGGTACTCTTGCCAATGCCATTATAACTATCTTTGGCCAACGAGCTGGATTGAAGCCCTGCAACGATATTAAGACCAGGTTCGAAGGGGATTTCTTTGAAACCAGGATTATCAGAATACAGTTTTAAAAGTTTCATTTCTAAACTCCAGTTTGCCAATAATGAACAAAAAATCGAGACATTGTTGTAATCGTTCTATAGATATATTTTTAGGGTACGATTTGTTTACTAAGTCAAGTAAGTCATCGAAATCAACTTCTTCTTGTTTTAGCACATCTACAACGTAAGCAGATATGCAGTATAAAGAATCAATGGGCTTGACAGCTCGAGAAGGCAAAATCATTCTTTTACTCCAACATCACAAATCTCAAAAAAATAGGCGATGATTATCCACGAAACACTCTGACTATTGAAGTTTACTTTAATGATTGCAGATTCTATGCATTCTTGCAGAGAAAAGAGCACTTTGTTGAAGCAAATCTCGCTTTGTTTAGCCAATAGGTGGAGCTCTGGTACGTTCATTGCTTGTAGCTTCGACGGATGTTCATAGCGTTTCAGACTGTTCCGAAGTACATTTGCATAGTAGCCATCAACGACTAAGTTTCGTAGTTCCTGAATTTGGTTATGATCGTCGAAGTTGTAGATAGACTGTGTGTAATCAAGTCCAAGATTGATATGTGCAGCTATACGGACATTTAGATTATTGAGTACAATTTTTTCTGGAGTATCTATTGAACCAAGGTCATCATCATAGTTTGGATTGTAGGTGTGTCGAGCATGTAGCAATAGCTCAAAAATAATTTGAAGTGCTATTTCGTCGGTGTATTTCTCTTCGATTGATGAAAAATGGTTGTTATATAGCTCTAATAAAGGATGGTCATCAAGCTGCTTAATATCATCAAGCAGATCGGTGCTGTCTTTTAAATGAGAGTGTATGTCATTTATGGAATATTTTATTTTATACTCGTCGATAGTCGACTGAGTGAATTTTGTTGGTTTTTCTAGTAGGTAAAGTATGCTTAGCGAATAATTGTTATAAGCTGGATTATCTAGCACTTTCAGAGAGTTATCTATCTTGTGTTTTGTGGTAGTGCTTGTAACTTGAATCGCTTTTCGAGCAGTATGGTCGACTAAGTCTATATATGCTTCATTTTTACCGGATGCGTTTGCATTCGAATAATTAGAACCGTATAAACGGTTAAGAACACCTTTAAAAAAGTCCTCTGCGTGAATGTTTATAGAAAAATCATTCATAGATTGATGCAGCTTAATGTCGCACATCAATATGGATAGCGTTCGTGTGATTTTATTTAGAATATCTATTCTGTCGTAAATCATTTTGGTCAATCCTAGCCAAGAATTTTAATTATTGCTTATTCAGTGAAACCGCCACGCGGCCAATAACTCTGATGTCTTCTTCAGACACTTCTACTGTTGAGTTACCGAATACAACGGCAAGTTTGTTTGGTAGTCGCTGAATATGATTAATAGACAAGCGACCATTCATATCAATTAAGTACTCTCCACTTACCGCATCGTTCTGCTTCTGATCGACAAGAAAACGGCCATCGTTTGTTTCGATTTCGATGGTGTTTTCTTTATCTAAATTCCAGCTATTAAAAATGCGTGATCCATAGGGAATTTCGCCTGTATCCAACAGTTGGCCATTGGTTAAGCAATAGCTTTTAAGAATCACGGTTTGCTGTTGTGGGCTTGAGCTTTGTACAGGAGCTTGAGAAGACATAGGGGCTCTTTTCGGAAGAAGCGAAAGCTTTGCGCGTTCTTCGTCTGAAAGTGCTAATTCTTCAATTGGAGTTCCGAGTGCTAGATGCAACCGAACCATCAACTCATGCGACGTTCTTTCATGAGAGTTCCAAGTGCTAAAAGTTGACTTTGGAATGCCAAGTAACTGCCCAAGTTCTAAGAAATCTTCGCAGCCGGTCAATCGCTTTAGTTTCTTTGTGAATTCAGCGCCTGACAGGTAGTTAAATGGCTTTATGGAATCTCGTTTCATAGATCTGTATCACTAATTTATTTGCGAGATGTCATTTAACAGTTTACGGATGTCAAATAACGATCTAAGATTGTTTCGTACTCAGATTCACCAACCGACCAAAGCTGTATGAATCTGAATCTAGATTAACTAACGAAACAGGATATCACCATGTTGTCTTATAGCCCAGTTCAACCTGTTCCATACGTGACGTATGAAGAATATTCCCGCCTTACCGGATTACCGATGGGAACCATCAAAGACTATGTTTCAAAGGGAAAAATTCTGATTAAGAAGAAAGAGCGCACGAAAGAAAAGCCGCTCGTGAACATGGTTGCCATGAATGAAATGGCAACTCGTGAAGCTCTAGAAATGTTGGGCTGAATCATGCGTATGGCCTCCCTTATACCAACCAAGAATTACTGCCCAGTGTGGTTACACGTTCTTGCTTGGGTCTTCATTCTCGTACCGCCGTTCCTATAAGAGTTTGGCTTATGAATGACAACATCGCCATGTATGAATTACGCGAACGTAAACAACAAGCTTACGACGCCGTTTGTTGTGATTTCGTCATTAATCACGATGTCGAAAAGCTCGCACGAGTGATCGGCATCGAAGGGCAGGCGTTAAGAAACATGCTTAACCCTGCACAACCTCGTCATTTGACGCCGCCTACATTAGCGATGCTTTGTCGTGTTTCTGGTGATTACACGATTTTAAATACGTTGCTGGCAGAAGATGGCGTTGTGTCTGTTCGCATTCCCCAAACAGAAGAGGAGAAGACAACCTATTTAGAAAAGGTTCTTCAACTCTCGGTAGATTCGGGTGAGCTTTCTAGCGATGCACTCGCCATGTGTAACGCAGAGCGTTTACCTCGTTCGCGCAAACGCAAAACCTTAGCCAAGGCACACGCTGCTTTGAGCAACTTAGTTTCGCTAATCAATGATCTTGAACATCGCACAACAGGGTTGCAGCCGTTAATTCAAATGGGCTCTGAATTCCTTGCTAGCGGTGCGCCATTACCCGGTCTCGCATAAGGAGTAAATCATGAACCAGCCAGCAACCCAGCTTCGCCAGCAGGTGAAAGAGAGCAAATCCCACCTTCAGGTTGTCGAAAGCGTTCCTGTAAAAGTGAACGACACGCAGTACCAGGGCCCGCAAAACAAGCATGAACTTGATGCAATGCTAGAAACGGTACAAGCACAGCCAGCGACACAAAGTATCGCGGCCGCGAAATCGTTGTTTACGGCCAGCCACAAGAAAACCCGTATTCGTAAAATCTATAACTCGTTCGACAGAAAGCAACGCGGCATGTGCTGCATTGCTGGCGGCTTAAAGGCAGATGTTTGTGATAAGTCGTTTGATGAGTTGGACAGTTCAGAACGCCAAGCAGTTCGTCATGGCATTGCTTATCTAGATGAGATAACCACTCGTTTCAAAAACAACGTTGGTTCACCAAGCCAATTTAAATCGAAAGATTTCCATTAATACCTAGCCAACCCTTTGCCCTCGTAACAGGGGGCTTTTTTTCATCTTAACCGTGGGAGCAACCAAGATGAGCAAAGCAATATTAACTGAGATTAGAGATTCGCTTGCAGAGATTAAGGCATTTGCGATGTCGCCAGCTATTGTCGCTGAATTTACACCTGAACAAGAAGATCAGTTAAAGCGCCACCTTAAGAAAGCCAGCCTCAATTCTGGAGCGATGCAAAATCTAGTTCTAAGTGAAAGTGTCAGGCCAGCAATTAAATCGCGAGACGTTTTCGACATCGTTAGCGCAATCAATATTCTCTCTATGTCGAATGTTGATGTACTCCATGTGCATGTCAGATTCTCAGCACACGTTAACTGCTTCAGTGTTCATGTTAATCCTTTAAATTCCAGCTATACAAGCGGTATTCGAGATGACGAGTTATTGAACGAATCAGTTTGGTTGTACGAAGGTGATTCTTTGCAACGTTTGCTCGCTATTGAGGGGCAAGTGACTGAACTGATCATTGAAGCCCGTGAAGAAGCCGAAGCGAAAGCAGAGGTGGAAACATGTTAACTCGTACTTTTTACATCTGTCGTCAATGCCACTGCGAAGTGGATTCCCTGTTAATGGAAACGAACAAGAAAGGTTTAGATGTTTGCTTTACCTGTCTTTTACTTGGGGAGGTTAGCTAATGCAATACGCAGCAGTAAGAATTTGCCCATCTGGTGGCATTGTTCGCCATGAAGATACGCAAGAAGTCGCGAATGTGTTGGTCGGTGATTTTGAATCTATGGAAGATGCCGCAAATCAAGCATGCCTAGATCTCAACTGTACTCAACTACGAAAAGGTGTTTTGAGCAAAGGTGAAGGCAAGGGTGGTTTTATGTTGGTATCAACTCAAGAGTTGGAGGCGGTATGAAACCCGTGAAAATCAGCACGCTTCAAATTGATGAAGAAAGAATAGAACTATTTGAAGGTAGAACGCTTTCTTATGACAAATGCGCATTAGCGTACTTTGCTGGCCCGGAAGGCTGGGGAGTGACGATGAACATTCAGCTCGGTGAATTAGATGATTTTGTTAACTCTAAGCAATGGCAAAGAAACTTTATTGCCCACTCAAAAGATAAGTTGGGGATGGCCGCATGAATAACAAAATAAATTTGAATCCAAACTTTGCAAAGACCTATTTTTATCTCTGCTATCAGTTAGAGCGACTACTTCTATCTGAAAATTTGCCGCAGACACATAGCGTTGTTTGGTTAACACACTCGCTAACGAGAATGGTAGAAAACTGGCCGGGTGTGCAAATTGATCTTGCAGTTGCTTCGCGTCTTCAATCTTTGGTGTGGTTCCTGTGCGCGGAAAAAGAGTTGGTAAAAAAAGCGTCTTACTTAGGGGGGAGCTCCCGCATCGGGCTATCAACAGAGTCTATTGCCTCTCGCCTTCGAATGCATAAAGAAATTAAGACGGCCCAAGAACAAGACTACTTACCGTTTTGAATACTCTAATCGAACCCACCGAAATCGAGTTATACGACCTCGATAAATACGGTTTCAATCAAGACCAAAGACGAGCTGCTTCTCTTGCGTGCCAACGCTGGGGAAGTCTGCACGTATTCCCACAAAAGCCGCGAGACTTATGCTTATCAACTCGCGGTGATTCCTTTGTGCGTGAGCCAGAAAACCTTTCGGTACTTGAGCGCAAAATCTATGAAGTGAACCCAGATGATCTCGCGTGGGTGCAAGAGAAAATCCAAGACCTACCAGAATACTTAACCAAGTATTTTGTGAGTCGCTACATCGCAATCTTTGAAAAATCTGGCCGTGCAGATGCAAACACTTTCTTACGTAACAAGATGGGCCCAGCAGCAGAACGCGCCCAGCTAGTGCTCAAAAAATACGAAAAAACTACCAACCACACGCAAAGTCGCAATGTTCTCTAAAGAACTCGAAAACGGTGATAATCCGTTTGATAACGTGTTCTTTACAGAGCAAGGAGAGCCAGAAGATTTCGCTCGTGCTCAAGTTCAGTTTGATTTTGACAAGGTAGAGGAAAAGCGCCAGCCGGTCAAAAGCCGCACCTTGGCAGAACTAGAGCAAGATGAACTCAAAGACATGGCATTCAAGCTTGCTAAAATAATGAATGCTCGGTATCAAATCGCTTCTAGCCAAATCGCTGAACTTGATTTCAACATCCTCAATAAAGGCCGAAAGAAGAAAGACCGCCTGATCCCAGAAGTGATGGGGTACGACAAGCTCGCCAAACTGGTTTATGAGTTCGGCATCAAGCCGCCTCGCAAGTACCTAAAGCAAACTGACATTTCAGCGCTTTACGATATTTCACGCATGATCAATGAATCATGGTGGCTGGGTCGTTTGGTTAAACTCCGCAAAATTATGCGTGAGCATTTAGCGATCGCGATGGGGCAGGTATCTGCCAAATCATCCCCTTATGCTTCATGGGATTGCGTTCGTGAGCATAGAGCCCAGCAAAAGCGCAATTGGGAATTCATCAAGCAACAATCTTTGTTTGATCAAGAGACAGGTGAAGAGGCCGATTTGGCGCCAATGGTGCTTAAGAGTGTTTCAAACCCTGTTATACGTCGTCACGAATTGATGGTGCGCTGCCGTGGTTGTGAAGATATTGGCAATGACCTCGGTTTACAAGGTTTATTCCTTACCTTGACCACTCCATCTAAGTTTCATAATACCTATAAGAGAGGCGGTTTTATTAGCCATTGGAATGGTGCTAGCCCAAGAGATGCTCAGCAATATTTGAATGGTGTATGGAAATGCATTCGCTCCAAATTAGGCCGCGATAAACTGCCTTGGTTTGGTGTGCGAGTAGCAGAGCCACATCACGATGGTACGCCGCACTGGCATTTGCTTATCTGGGTTAAACCAGAAGATGTGATCGCCGTTCGCGATGTGTTCATTAGCTACGCCACCGAAGAAGACCGTAGTGAGTTGCACCCTGAGTTTGAAAAAGAGAAAGAAAAACCATTTCGAAAAGGGGCTTATGTCGGCCCGTTAGATTACCGACCACGCTGCGACTTTGGCTTAATTGATCCAGACAAGGGAACGGCCACGGGTTACATCGCCAAATACATTTCAAAGAACATTGATGGCTTTGCCATGGATGACGACATGTCTGATGAAACAGGTAAACCAGTTCAAGAGATGGCGAAAAACGTAAGCGCGTGGAAAAGCCGTTGGAACATTCGTCAATTTCAGTTCTTTGGTGGTGCTCCGGTGACGACTTACCGCGAGTTGCGCCGCTTTGCCAGCCAAAACAAACAAGCGTTTATGCAGTACCTCTACATGCAATCACGCCTTGACCTACTCACTATTTATTCGATGTTACAGCGTGATCTCGTTGGGCCTATCAAGCCAAGTAAACTCATTAGCAATGAAGAGTTGCTGAAGGTGATCGGCGCTAGCTATCAGGCACGCACCAAAACAGAGATTGCCAGCGTCACCGACACATTAACTGCCGCCGATAATGGTGATTGGCAGGGCTACATCATGGGGCAAGGTGGCCCATTCGTGAAACGTAAAGAGCTGCTTGTTACCAACGCTTATCGAGTGCTGCCGTTTGCTTCGCCTCACGGTGAAGATGTACGCAAAATCGAGGGTTTCTCTACGCCAGAGGCCACAGTTAAAACGCGTTTGAAAGAGTGGATAATTTGCCCGAAAGGCAAGGGTAATACTGATTTCGTCAAAGAAGTGGAATACGAATTTGATAAACCAACAGAAGATCCGAAAACGTGGAAATTCAAACAGCGTCTTATCACCTTAAAACCACGCGCTAAAGCTAACGCGGCGGCTCTTGGAAGCGCAGCTTCTGCTCTTGGCGGCAACGCCGCCTCTCGGAGTTCTGTCAATAACTGTACGCAGCCACGCAAGTCACAGGTCAGCGATCAGCTATCAAGGTTATTAGAACCAGATAGAGCACACGGCCAAAACACATCACATATTGATGAATCTTCATTGGCCGCATTGCTCAAAGGCAGCAGTTTGAGAATAGATAACGAAACAAGTGTTCAAATCCGCCCTGCGGAGCTGGATGCACAAGGTAATATTCGCCCGGCACGACTGATTGAAACCAAGTGCGAGCGAACGCGAATAGACAACGGCAGTTGGTTGGACTTTGAAGGGTGGGACGTTGTTCTAGCTGATCCAACTGTTACCGATGAAGACGACGATAGCGACGACAATTATCAGCAACCAAACCTTTCTATCTTCAGAGCAGACAAACCTGCATCAAAATCATGGCCGGAATATGCCGCCATGTTTGAAGAAGATGAATGGCCATTAGTGTAGGTAGTCGAATTTGGAAGCTTAAGATTGCGATACCGATGTAGATACATATCTCAGTTATCGAGACCTTAGAAATATGAACTAGAAACCTGTATGGATATACAGTATATTTTCACTGTTCATGGTAAGGGTATTGATATGGCAGAGAAAAAACAATTGTTCCAACAAGCTCTAGAACTGATCATTGATGGTATTTCGTTAAGTGAAACGGAGGGAAATCGTTCTCAGGCTGGTGCTTATCTGATGGGACTTGTAGTTGCGGACAACCAGGGGCAGTTGGATGCCAAGAAGATAATTGCAATCCAATCGATTATCGAAATGGCTGCTGAAACTGAAAGTCCAGTATTTAAGATGTCTTAGCCTCAGCACTAGGGGCTTGGACTCACGTTTATTTGAGGAAGAGTCGAATGTTGATTACTTGCCCTAAGTGCGAAAGCAAATCTCGAATCGCAACATCAAGAGCGATGACTAAAGAAACACGCGAAGCGTACTGTCAGTGTTTGAACCTAAACTGTGGAACGGTGTTTGTAACCTACACCTCAGTTCACCGAATCATCGAGCCGAACGGCGATAAACCAAACCCAGAACTGCAGCCTGAATTATGTAAGGGCGATATTGATCAGATAGATATGTTTGTGCACGCATAAAGCTGATGTCTAGACTTCGGGGGGCCAATAGAGCTTATTAATGGAAAGGTAAAAAGAACGACCAGCCCCTATCGGTTGCGCATTAGAAGTGAGTAAAGCTTAATTCCCATTATTACCAGTAGTGTATTGAGTTAACTAACCCCAATCTCATGAAATATATACTTTGCTCTGGAACACAATATCAATCAAAGCTAGATGGGATTTCTGAGAGATAAGAATAAGATAGCGTACAAGCACTATTATTTTATTAGAGATTAGTTATGTACACTAAAGCGATCACCTTAGCTTTAACCTTAGCTTTAACAGCCTGTCAGTCAACGACATCTGAAAACTATGAAGTTGCAATCTCTGCTCAAGACTTAAATAAAGAAAACGTTAAGTCGCTTATTGAGCAGACAAGTAAAGTAAACCTTGCCGAAGATGACTTTCAGGGTAATGTTCAATATCTAGATCAAGTTTATTACAGCGTAGCCAAACAGATGGTTGAACTTGTTACTAAGCCGCATCACCTCTCATTACCGGTTGTACTAACGACACAAATGTATGATGGCGATGCTGGCGGTTTTTTCGTTGTGCTTGATAGCCAGTGGCTCATTGAGCAAGGTGCAATTGAAGATAACTTAGATGTAGCGGTTTTTAGCACAAATAACCTTTGGAATAGTGACTATTCAGATTCTGTGGATCGAGCGACCTATAATCGACTTATCTTAGGTGGCATTGCAGTGGCGGGTATTGATGCGCCTTACAGCAAAAAGCAGAAAATGTTACTAGATCTGCCACTAAATATGCAGAAAATCGGTGTTCAACCCAATTTTTACATGGAAGATAAGGTAGAAAACATCGAAGGGTTTGGCGAGTTAATCATTAATCATTCGATACATTACGGTAAGTTTGATTATCGTGATTACTATGGGAGCACACGAGCTCGTACTAAAAAAGCAGTGTTTTTCATTCAAGCAGAAGCAGAAGAAGCAAGAAACCTAGTTGGTCAGCAATACCACATTGTATTCATGCCAGGCGCAGTGTTCGAAATTGAGAAAACAGGGCAGTTAGTTGTAGTAGCATTACAGCAGTACTCGATGCTCACAGATCCTAATAATCGCCCACTCACTCATAGTTTGTTCGATGCAAAACCATTCTATGTTTGGTATGGCAGCGATTTTGAAAAAGACTTCACATCTAAGAGAACGGAGCGCTTTATCTATGAAGACAATGGAAGCTCTCAAGTAAAACTATAAGAAGTCAGTAGATTAACTTATATATTGATTGAACATAATCGCCCTCGAAATGTTCAATCATATTCTTTTGGCTGTGTAACAGCAGCCAACCCTTCTCGCATAATTGAGTTATCGAATTAGCCTTTCTGGAACCTAATTATCTCTTGATAATTAATAGGATCACAAAAACAATTAAAAACGCAAAAAAACGATCTCCGACGATCTCTAAATCCCCAATCTAAAACAGCCCTTGATTCAGTTCCCATAAGGGCTGTGGTCAAATATCCCTACCAAATTTAAATACACCTTTGAATGCGCGAAATTGTAGTGCTGAATTTTAGTGTGGAGGGGTGGGTGAGCCGACGCGAGCCCGAGAGCCCATATCCGCCACTTAAATTCTCAACCCTGCTGATTCTGCCGCTTTTCATCGTCACGAAGAGATTTTCATCTTATGTGGGAACGACAATACGAGCACGGTCGATGGAATGGGCACAAGCTCAATATCCTATCTACTGCAATTGATGGTGGTAAGCGCCTGCACGTAAGTGAAATCCCATACGCAGATTTGCCACACATCAAAGTGATGGGGAGTAAGGCTAGGAATATAAACCTTGAGGTTATCTTTGTCGGTCCGAGCTCTCTGGTTGATTCCAATGCGTGTATTAGCAACTTGGAAGAATCACCAAAAGGAGAATTAGAGCACCCATGGCTTGGTGAGTTGCCACTTGTCTTTAATACCTTCTCGCAGAGCATTAACACCAAGCGCGGCGTGGTGGTTTTAAGCTTAACGTTTTTACGTGCTGGAATTACGCCGACAATTGCGGCACCCACGGTCGTTCGCTCTAAAGAGCAAGCCCGCATAGTGGAACAATTTTCAGCGAAGTCATTCAGCCACGACGTGCAAGCGATGGACGTGGCGGAAATCAATCAAACTCAAAATGATGCTAGCCAGGCATTGAATGTTCTGGTTGATATTACTAGCCGGCTTAATCTCACTGACGACACATTGCAAAGCATCAACCATGCAATTAACGAAGCGCTTTCCGCAGTAAGTAGCCTGAGTAATCAACCTGCAGAGTTCGCCAACTTGTTCAGTGCAGCGGTGGATGCCGTTGCTAATGGCGTTCAATCAGAGCCAAGCTCTGCAAGTGAGGCGGTCGATAATTCACGTAATGCTCAAACATTGTTGTTAGGGCAAGTGAAGGACAAACCAACCTCGAACCACCACAACCTTCAAATGGTCACTGCAGCGGTGAAAGTAAGTAAAGATATTGCCGAGCTGGAGAAGGAAGAGCGTTTTGATGTCACCACCACAACCAAACAGCCTGCCATTATCCAAAGTGATTTAGCTGCATTGGTGAGCGGTGTTGATGATCGCATTAATGATGTGACCAGCGTTTCTACCATGGAAAGTATGGCGCTGTTTGATTCTCTGGTCGTGTTGAAAAGTAACGTGCAAAAGCAGCATGACAAAGTGATAGCGGGAAGAACGCCGCACCGAACGTTGCAAGCACCACGCTTTAAGCCTGCTCTTGTCGTTGCTCATGATGAGTACACAAAAGAGAAAGTGGTGACCGCAATTAACTCACTCCAGCACCCTTTGTTCATGCGTGGTGACATTGCCGTGAGAGATGCCTAATGCAAAAGCTAACCATGCTAATAAGCGGTAATCAGTATCCTTTCTATCAGGCTGATTTGAAATACTCAGTAGAGCAACTGGCGCACACCTTTAGCTGCAAAATTCCACCGATGATAATAGAAAGCCCATTGTCCGTTGAGTTTCGGCTGGGTGAAAGAGTCATTCTTACTGGGCAAGTTGACAAGGTCGATAGCGGCACGGCAACCAGTGCCAAAGAGCTCTCTATTACTGGGCGCTCAAGAAGTGCCAACATGATTGATTCGCGTATCACGATGGATGCTTTGTATGACCAAAACGTAGAGAAGCTGCTTCGCTCTGTCGCTAAGCCATTTGGTTTGAGTGTGAAAAGCCTGGTCGGTTCGATGCCGTTGATCTCGGAGTTTCAAATCAATGCAGAGTCACCGGTTGAGAACGTCGCGCAAGTGATACGTGAACAAGGTTTTATGCTCATTGAACGAAATGGTGTGTTGACGATTGAAAACACGGCTCATGCAACAGTCCACGGGGTTGGGTTGTCAACGGATAGGAATGTTGAATCATTGGATATCACTAGAACATTCAACAAAACATTTCATCATATTGAAGTTCAAGGTGCTTGGGATGATGCCAGTGCAATGGTTACGATCCCGGGTATTAACAAAGCCAGAAAAGTGGTGTTTATCTGTGACCAATTACAGAGTGCTCAAGCGTGTTTGTCTCGAGCTCAGTATGAGCGTGATCTTGCTATCGCGGAGAGCTTAACCGTATCAACCGTTATCTCTGATGTATTCCCCGAACTGGCCATTGATGGATTAAACCGAGTCATTCAGGTGAGCGATAAAGAGCAAGGGTTTAATGAAATGTTGGTAATTAAAGCTCTAGGCCTATCGGTATCTGAAAGCTCCGCCAGTACTTCGGTTGAGTTGTGCCGACCGTTTAAGGAGCAAAGTAATGCGTAAAGAAATGCAGCAAAGGCTGATGGCCAGAATTAAAAATGTCATTGGAACAGGAACGGTGACGGGGACGAGCACAGGAGTACTGCAGATTAAGACGGCGACAGGGCGAGCCAATGACCGTATCAAACGAGTTCATAATTATGGCTTTATGAGTCGACCATTGGTTGGCGCCAAAACCTATAGCCTATTTATAGGTGGTGTTACGGCGCGTGGTTTTACCGTCAATGTTGAAGATGAGCGTCACCAAATTGATTTAGAGCCTGGTGAGGTAGCCGTGCTTGATGACAAAGGCAACATTATTCACTTTACCGAGCAAGGAATTAAGGTTCACTCGATGGCCAAGATTGAGATAACCGCAGAGCAAGATATTACTGTAAACACTCCGGCGAACATCATCCAAAACGGTAAGAAGATTCAATTAAATGGCGGTACAGGTGTCATTACGTGCCAAAGCATTTGCCCATTTATGGGTAAGCCTCACGTTGATGGCTCAGCCACGGTCACTGCAGGTAAAAATTAATGGCCATCACGAAACATTCTCTGAAACAAAAAATAGTCAAAGAGCTTAATGCGAAAGGTTTTGTTACTGAGGGAGAGTTTGCTCGTTCAGCCGAGATGGCGGAAGCCATCGCTAATGCAGTCGTGGATGAAATTACTCAAAATTCTGAAGTGGTGATTAACGCGGGTAGTAGTGCAGGGAGTTACAAGGTCACATGAACCATTTCAACCTCAATGCTTTAACCGCACCTATCACATCTCAAGAAGGGATGACTCATGCGGTACTGCAGAGCATTTATAACCATGGTGAGTCTACTCAAAATGACCGCTCTCGTATGAGTGACAATAAGCGTGGGGGCTCTTGGAGTCATGAGCTTTTACCGGTCGTCGGTTCAAGAGATTGGACGTTAACACGAGAAAAACTCACCGAACAAACATTAAGTCTAGCTAAGCGGTTTTATGAAGAGGCGCTGAGTTGGTTAATCAAACAAGGTTATGCCAAATCGGTTGATGTTTCAGTGTGGGTAGAAAAACCGAATCAAATGGGGCGCTTGGTTACCATCACATTGGCCGATGGCTCCAAATTTAAGGTATCGCTATGAGTACACAACGTAGTTTACAAGCGTTAATTGATCGCGCGAAATTGACCTTGATGGCAAAGACAGGGCAAAACACCCCTGCAATAGAGGCGATTGCTTGCGCCATTGCGGGGGTGAGTTATGGCCAGTACGGTTATCAGGATTTGTTATTTCGAGAGCTTCACCCTGAAACCTGTTCAGAGTCTTGGCTCTATTTGCATGGGAATCGGCACAAAACGCCAAGACTGCTGCCAACCTTTGCAACCGGTTCGGTTGAGTTTGAACAACTTGGCGGTGTCGTTGTGATCCCCAAAGGACGATTACTTACCGATAACGCGGGTAATGAGTACGAAACGACCAAAGAACAATACAGCCATTTGCCAGTGGAAGTGGTGGCGCTAACATCGGGCATTTCCAGTAATTTACCTTTGGGCAGTGTATTAAAACTATCTGAAGGGCTCAGTGGGATTAATCCTAGTAATGTTCGAAGTCTGGGGATAGAGGGCGGCGCCGATATTGAAGCGCTAGAGCATTGGCGAGGTCGGGTTATCGTTGCTTATGAAAAAAGTGAATTAGTGGGTAAAGCGGAAGATTACCAAGCTTGGGCAATATCTGCTCATGCTGATGTGGATTTTGCTTGGGCGTTAGATAACACACCGGAACGAGGCATGGTAGAAGTTTATATCGGTTCACGGCGAAACAATCCGGCTCTGACAAATGAGGTGATTAACTTGGTTCAAGAAGCGTTTGAAAACAACCGCCTTGCTGGGTGTCATCCTCGAGCTTTGCTACCAAAACCAGCACTGCTCAATGTTGAAATTCAGGGGATTGATGATCCTATTGTTAGAGCGGATGTGGTCGCTGCACTCGATGCGATGGTTCAAAACAAAATGGGGAAAGTGACAAAAATCGATAAAAACACACGAGTGCCAGAGTCCATTACGCCAACAGAGATAGTTCTGACGATTTCAGCGGTAACGAGTAATTTCCTTGTTCGTCGTCCTGCTGATGAAGTGAATATCAGTAAAGACCAAATTCACGTACTAGGGGATGTAACATGGACACTTCCGGGTTAATCATTCAGTACAGTCAAGGTGATTTCGCGCAAGCGATCCGCCAACTGCTCCCAAAAGGTGAATATTGGCAACAGCTCGAAAACACAGAATTGACCAATGTGATTAGTGCAATGGCCCAGGATTTTAAAACCACTCATGATGAAATTGAGTTGTCATTACTGACCGAGTTTGGCGGCCATTCATTCGGTTGGAAATTACGGGATTATCAAGGATTGCTTAATACTGTTGTGGGTTCTGGTAGTGGAGTGGTCACCGATAATCCATCATCACCCAATTTGCTTTGTACTCATTTAAATGATCAAGGGCGCACCTATTGCCAACAAGCTTGGCATGCCTTTGAAGAAAAACGATTACCCCATACAGACATTAATTGGGTATTTCAGTCTCGCACTCTTTACCACCACCAATTGGCCAATTATCGGCACATACGTAATAGACATATTTATGAGGTAACACAATGAGCTTGGTTATTACCGATGCCGGTATTGCGGCATCTATTCGAGCAGGTGATCTTGGCATTGAATATAAAATTACCCATATCAGTATCGGGACGGAAGGTTATATCCCGAGTAAATCTCAAGTCGCTTTAAAGAATGAGGTGTTACGCAAGGCGCTAACCAAGAGTTCGTTGACGGGCATCGGTAAATTGCACTTTGAGACGATGTGGGACGGCAAGGAAGAGTTTGAAGGTAAAGAGCTGGGTTACTGGCTTGATGATGGGACGTTATTTGCTGTTGATAGCCGAAATGGTGTTGTGATCACCTATAAAAGGAAAGATACGGTTGTCACTGAAGCATGTGAGCTGAATCTATCTGGGTCATCAATTGAAAACATTACGGTTGAGCTGACAGATGCGACTTATGCAACGGAAGAGTTCGCTGGTATCGCAAAAATTGCAACGGTAGAGAAGGTTGCGCAAGGTACAGATGACTTGGCATTTTTGACCATCAAGAAATTATTACAGCGTACAGCTAGTACCTTGAGGTTGGGAGTTGTCCAGCTATCGAATTCACTGACCGGAACGAGTCAATCTAAAGCCGCTACAGAGAAGGCGGTCGGTGATGTTCATCGTTCTCTAGAAAGCCTTAAGCAGTCAGATAACCCTTTCCCGAGCTATTGGCATAACAACGAAGCGGCGTCTCAAGCGGAAGCGATAGCTGGAACATCACACAGCCGGATTATGACGGCATTGCGCTCCATGGAGCAGCTGAAGTCACGTATTTCAGGTTCAGTTTCTGGGACGCGAACTGATTATGCGGCCAGTGAGAGTGCATTAAAAAGAGCATATGACTTAGCCGCATCAAAAGCTAATGAGGCCCATATGCATTCAGCTAGCGATATTAATACGGGTGTTTTAGCTAAAGAGCGGCTACCTGATGCAACGACCGCAGGTAAAGGCGCAGTACAGCTTAATAATACGCTAACCTCAACTTCAACATCGCAAGCATTAACTGCGAATCAAGGACGTATTCTTAACGAAAAAATGGCTCAGATTGAACCCTCGGTTGGTCTACCTATGCAGGTCGATAATATTGATGGGATGAAATACAACCCTTATACAGCATCAATTGCTCAGCTTAAAGATGGTCGCATTGTGGTATGGGGTACGCAACATAATAATACGACACTCGCCACTTTTGGTTGCGGCCTGTGTGTAAATACTATTTCAGGTTTTTCAGTTGTTCCTCTCCCACGTCTTGTGTGGAAGCAATATGGCGCTTTCGGACATGTGGGTTTTGCATTGGCAGAAAGTGGTGAATTATACACTTGGGGAGGGAATAGCACTTTAACTACGGGGCAAGCTGCGCCCCACTGGTCAAATTTACCTAAGTTCGTGAGAGGTGGTGTAGAAGAGGTTATTTCATCTAAGTTCAGCTCAGGTGGTATTGAGTATGCACACGTTGTTCTAATTATGAAAAATAAGACCTTTATGTATTTCGGTGCGAACAACCACGGACAAAGCCAGAACGGTAATACTTCGCCAGTAAAAGAGCCAATTAATTGGCCCGCTCCTCCCGGACAAAGCCATTCAACGCTAAAGGAATTGGTGTCCATTGGTAACAATTACAACTGGATAGTGTGGATTGGTAATAATGGTCGCCACTACGCTATAGGTACTAACCACCATCGTCAGTTTGGTATAGGCGTTACGGCGGCGGCTATGCCATGGACGGAGCTAACTTGGTTAAGAGGTAAGTCTGTTTCTAAGGTTGTGGGAGGCTCGACTTACAATGCTGGTCAGAGTGGAGACCAGTGGATGGCAGTTCTATCCGGAGGGAGTGCATATTTTACTGGGCACAATAGTTTGGGCCAGTTTGGTTCGCAGATGGGTTATCATGCAACACCCAAAATAGAAGCTAACATTGATGACCTGTTTTGTTTTGGTGGTGGGGCTCCTACTGTAATTAAAAAATATCAGTCAAAATATTACGCTAGAGGTCATTCAAGCGAAGGACAAACAGGTAAATTACAAGAAGTTCAACCCGATTGGAATGTGGTATCACATTTTGATGTCAGTGTGTTTGCTACAACACATGGTCATACTCATTCATTTCGGTCTAATGCGTTTTTTGTTTATCGCGAAGCGTCAATTGATAGGCTTTTTGTCATTGGCGCTAACAGCTACGGTTCTGCTGGATTGGGTTATGTCGGCAATCGTCCATTAGAAGGTGCTGCACTTGAAGTTGTGCATCCATTTACCTCTAGAATTAAAAATATCGAATCAGGAGGGTTTGATGATGGGGGATACACGTTAATCTTGTTAGAAAACGGGGAACTGTGGGGGGCAGGATACGGGGCGAGATACAATATATCTGGTTTGTACTCAGGACACCGCAGTGCAGATTCGCACCCTACATTTAAACGTTTATTTTAAGGAAGAACAATGACTACATCGATAGGACCAGCGTTCGAGCGGGAATGGCAGGAGCTGCAACTTCAAAAGGTTGATGCGCTATTAAAACAATATGAAATCGACGCTAAAATACCAGAACGGTACTCAGAACTACGAGTCTCAAGTTATTCTGAAGATAATTATTATGCCCTGCTTGGGGATAGAAAACTACTGGTCGAATATTTAAATCAATCTGACTTTCCTGAGTGTGGTAGACCCACTCTCTCCAAAATACACCTAGATACCTAACCTAAAACCCAGCTTTCATGCTGGGTTTTCTACATCTATCAAATAGAATTCCCATAGATACCACCGCGAAAATCGGCACGATACACTGACGTTAATACGAATAAAAAATACTAGGAAAGTACTTGTATGAACGTTGGCAAAACAAGCTTGTTTACCACATTAAGTGCAATGTTAGCTGGCGTTTCTGCAGAAGATATTGCGCAAATCGTTGCCTTCTCCGTGGCAACCCTTTCAGGTTTGATGGCGATTCGCTACTACTGGACAAAAACCAAACTCACTCACTTACAGATACAAGCTCTGAAAGGTGATTCAAATGAGTATTAAGCAGCGAGTTGTCACCAGTACTGTTTGCTCTGTCATGGCACTTCTCGCTGTGGTATTTGATAAAGAACCAGTGCTGAAAACTAGTCCTCAAGGACTTACGCATATTGCAGAGATGGAAGGTTGCAGGCTAAAAGCTTATCAGTGTTCGGCGGATAAATGGACGGCGGGTGCAGGCCATACCGAAGGTGTGAAACCAGATAGCCAAATTACCATTCTCCAGGCAGCAGATTACTTCATTCAAGATGTCACCAAAGCTGAGCAAGTCGTTAATCGTGCCATTACTCACAAGCCTACTCAAGGTGAGTATGACATGATGGTTAGTTTTGTGTTTCACCTAGGCGCCGGTAATTTCAAACGTTCGACCTTGCTCAAACAATTCAATACTGAACTCAATACTCAAGCGTGTAATCAGTACCCTAGATGGGTGTATGTGGATGATAAGGATTGCCGCATCGAAGAGAATGATTGCGAAGGCATTGTGACCCGGCGAGCTATTGAGCAGAACGTCTGCTTGTATGGTTGGGACTCACCAAAAACGCGAGGGTTGTATGCTTACCAAAATTAAACTTATCGCTCTGTTTGTCGCGTTCACGGGTGTGGCGTATTTCTTTTACGATTATGGCGTATCAAGTACCAACATTGCAGCCAAGAAATCTCAAGATGAACTCTTTGCCAAATTGGAAGTAAAGCAGAACGAAGCGTATGAGCTGGCGGTGGACCTAGCCAATCAAAAGCCCATTGTTGAAATTGAATATCGAACCATTGAAAAAGAGGTGATCAAATATGCTCAAGCGAACAGTGATAAGCAGTGCGTTGTTAATGATGATGACTGGCTGCGCGTCCGAGCCGACGCAGTGCGAGCGCATAATCGAGCAATCGGTTTTCAGCAACCCGCCACCGTTTCTGATGACACCACCAAAACCGCTCGAAGTTCATCAAACGCCTACGAACGTGACGCCGAAGTCTTAGCTGAAGATGTGGCCAATCTAAAAACCTGCACCGAGAATGCGCAAAAACTCCAATCACTGCAAATCTGGATAAAAGCTCAGATACCCAGTCACTCTGATCAATAACCACTAGAACCTAAGCTGCCGGCTCTAGGCTTACATATCCATTAGCTATAACCACCTCAACTCCGACAAATTCATTGAGCTCTTTGAGTGAATCAATCAGTGGTAACAATTCGTTTTTATGAAACAGCCAATCGACTTTATTCAAATCTAACGAGGTAATGCTTTCGCGGCGTACGCTCATCAACTCGATAGGTACGCGGTGTAATGCCAACACATCATCTTTGGTTTGATTCTTCACATCTTTAAACGAGTCTTTTGCTTCAACTTGGCCGATAGGTTTTAGCTCGGGTGCTTTGGTGTCTTTACCTTTGGCATTAACAAACATATTCTTAAATGCCATGCCTTCTTTCGCTTTGAGCCTAGCTTTGATCTCTTCTTCTTGCTGCGCTGTCATGGTTGGTTCGTTCATGTAAAGCAAGTAACCTGCATGCTGACCATTACGATAGTATTGGCGCCGAAAGAGTGTGGCATCATCGTTGAGCCAAATGGAGGTAAGCCCGCTGACATGACCAGGTAAACCATACATTTCTTGAGCAATATCGTATTCAGACCAATGGAAAATTTGATTGTGTTTGAAGTCAATTCGTCCTTGATCATCAAATGGTCTTGGTTTGTATGTCCAGGCTAAGTCTTCACGTCTGCGCATATACAAGGCGGGGATGTGTTTGAGTTGCACGGGGGCGCCCATGCCTGCGTTGCCTCGCACCACCTGAAGGTAGCCATTACCAAAGGTTAAAAAGTCTTGAATAAAGCGCTTTAAATCTCGGCGTGACAGTAATGGGCCAACCGTGACGGCGTAGGCTAACGTGTTGCGTTTGAATTCAATTGCGCTGGAATGCATCGGGTTTACGCGCAATGCTTTTGCTAGCGTATCGAGTGCAACTGGTGGCTCGTATAGCCCATCTATCAGTGCCACTTCAAGATAACTTAAAATATCGCTGTTCATCACGCTGACAGGATTAGAAAATTCAATATCAATCACTATGTCTCTCCTAGAAGAACGTTACGGTTGTATCGTTCTCGTTGTGTATATCAATTGGCTCCCAACGCATCACGTGCATTGAAGCCCAAGCAAGATCGGCATGTGAGCCCACCTTGCTGCGGTTAGAAATAAAGGTCACTTGGTTGCTGGCCTTGGTGGTGTGCTGGCGTATCATCAAAAACGAATGGACTAAATCGTCCCACTCACCATCAAACTGCAAACGTCCGTCGTTAATGATTTCACGGGCTTTGTAGACCATCATTCGCTTCATCTCGGGTGAGTAATCCAGCTCAACCAAGCCTGGATAAAACTTGCGAACAAGCTCAGCTACTGCTGAACCGACGCCGCTGACATCCATGGCCATGTAGACCACATTGTATTTTTCGGTGATCCCTTTGATGGCTTTGGCCTGATCTTCGTAGCTTGAACCTTTCAAGCGAATGCGTTCAATGAAGCGGAATACGCCGCCTTTTTGTTTTGGTTTGAGCGAGACCACAAGACCAGCATCATCCGAGCCTTCACCTTGACCACCACCTCTTGGGTCATAGCCAACCAAAACCTCAGCGTTACCCACGGGGCGAGCTTTGTAGTGGTCGACATCTTTCCACAGTGAGGAGTCCGCCTTACAAGCCAAGAGCGCTTTCAGGGCAAAAATTGACGCTGAATCATCAAGGAAGACACAACGGAGCAAGTTATTGAAAACGGTTTTATCCGGGTACTTACGGCGCAGTTTCTCCATGTTGAAGAACGTTGCGCCCTTAGCGATTGCATCATCAATGGTAATGATTTGGCGAAAGATACCGTCTTCACCCAGTGAGCCATGTTTCAAGCTCTCATGAGAGACATCGATCTTGAGCGCTTTCTTGCCTTGCCATTTCGGGTAAGCCTCATGCGCTACGGTCGAAGGGGTCGATAAATACGTGGTGCGGTAGTTCGATTGAATCGACATGCCGCCGGCGTAATCATCCAGCTCACCAAATTTGGGGATCCAGAACACTTCATCAAAATAGACATGGCCATTAAAGCCTTGTGAGGTGCGCGCATTGGTCGATAGAAAATAAAGCGTCGCGCCATTCGATAGCTGCAGCTCGTCTTTACCTTTTAAGTCCACATCACCCAGCTCGAGCGCGAACCGGCGAATGTAGTTCTTAAAGATTTCGGACTGTTTGCGAGAGGCTGATAAAAACACCTGGTTGTCGCCATTAAGAATGGCATCTTCAAAAGCTTCAAACGCGAAGTAGTAGGTTAAGCCAATCTGACGAGACTTAAGGTAAAAACGGAATTCATTGAGTTCGTCATTACACTTATGCGCGTGGATCTCTTTTTGATAGTCAAAGAAGGTTTTCTCACGAAACTCTGTCAGTACTTCAGCCGTGATATGCGAAATGTCGTTTTTGACTTTGTTGGGTTTTCTTCCTCGTTTTGAGTCGCCACTCTGGCTACGACCATTAGTTCGCTTGTTGTCAGCCTCGTCTCGTTTCCACTTTTGCTCGAGCAGCATGTTGAGCTCTTGCACCTGTGCTTCGTGTTTGCAATCAATCCACATGAGATAAGCAATACGTTGACGCAGCATCAATTCTACGGGCGCATCGTCCCGCATTTCTTTCCAGCCAAATTTTGAAATCCATTGTTGAACCGTTCGGGTGGCGACGCCGATTTTCTCCGCAACCTCGGCCGATTTGTGTTGGCGTAAATACAAACCCAATGCTTGGGTTTGTACTGAGGTGTATAGCGGCTGGTTTAACTCGGTAACTGCATTCGTATCCATGTTGGCATAGTGCTACAGCCGCCGTTATTACTCAGCTTGCGCTGTTTCTATATCCAATATCTAGAATCAGGATGAATACAAAAAGAGAAGGGCATTGGTTAGATTGGGAACATCGAATTTAGGAGAGTTCAGGCATGTTTCAATCACAGCCAATTTGTATTTTGCAGGCAGGTACCACCGTTGATGGCCGCGTTATCGAGCAACACATCATTGATGAGATTGCGGAAAGTTATAGCACCGAGGTGTACACCGCTCGCATTAACGAAGAGCACTTTGATTGGAGCTATAAATTTGGCTCAGTGCTTTCAGTTGAAAAACGTGAAGACAAGCTGTTTGCGGTGTTAAAGCCTAACTCGATGCTGCTTCGCGTCGTCGAGCAAGGCCAGCTTCTGCATACCTCGTGTGAATTCATTGAGAAGTTTTCCGATACGGGGAAAGCCTACCTCACTGGGTTAGCGCTTACCGATAAACCCGCCTCGCTAGGGACGACTCAAATTCATCTTTCCAGTAAAGACGATGGCAAGGTGCAAGTGCACTCGAACTTCACCATTGAGCCAGAACAACTTTCCCGGCAGAACAGTGAGAATAATTTTTCACTGTTCCAAAAATTTCAAAACTGGCTCAACGGTGAAACACCTACCGAGCAGTTCTCGCAACAAGAGGAAGAAGACGAAATGAGTAAAGAAACTGAAGAACTGCTCAAGCAAAGCGTTGAGCAAAATAAAGAGCTGAATGGCAAATTGGGAGCGTTGATTGAGCATCTATCAGCTCAGAACAATCCCGATGGTGAAACGGTGGCTGAAGAAGTGGCGGAAAAGAATGAAGTCACGGAACTAAAAGGCCAGGTACAAGAGCTATCTTCACAAGTGTCAGACCTGACGACCACATTAAGCCAAATTACCGATGACAGTGGACGCCGACTTGCTGGGCAAGATGGCCAAGAAGACCGCTATCTGTAAGTCAAAAGCTTATTTAAACGAATAACGAATTCAGTTGGATAAAACAATGGATAGAAACACAGAAATTAAGCTGAATGCTTACGTGAAAAAAGTCGCCGAACAAAATGATGTCACGGATGCAACGCAGAAGTTTAACGTTACCTCAAGCGGTACACAGAAAATTATTGCCCAGATGCGAGAAAGCAACTGGTTCTTGAAGAAAATCAACGTGATTCCGGTGAAGAACCAGAAAGGTGAATCGATTGGTTTGGGTGTCACCGGCATGATTGCCAGTCGCACCGATACCTCGGGTGATGGCAAGCGTACACCGAAAGATCATTCCAGCATGGGCGCGATGCCTTACATGTGTGAACAGACCAATTTCGACACGGCAATTCGTTACGCCAAACTCGATGCCTGGGCACACGACAAACGATTTAACCAAATCATCGCCTCCCATACTCGTGAGCAGATTGATGCTAACAAAATCACCATTGGTTGGTATGGCGAAAGTGTCGCCGCGAACACCAACGCACAAACCAACCCTAATGGGGAAGATGTGAATAAAGGGTGGTATCAGGCGATGCGTGATCACAACGCAGCTCGACTTCTTAAACAAGGCAAAACGCCAGGCGAAATTCGTATTGGTGAAGGTGGTGACTTCATTAACCTAGATCTAGCCGTACTTAACACGAAGAGCCTGCTACATGATGCATGTGAAAACGATTCAAACCTTGTGGCTATCATCGGCTCTGATCTACTGGCTTACGACAAAGCCAAGTTTTATGAAGCGCATGGCAATACGCCAAGTGAAAAAGGCAAGATCCAAGAGCTGCAAGTCATCGGTACCTATGGCGGTTTACCTGCAGTGAAAGTGCCTGGTTTCCCATCAACGGGCATCATGGTGACCAGTTACGACAACCTATCCATCTACATCCAAGAAGGGTCGATCCGTCGCTCTGCTGGTAAGAAGAACGACGAGAAAGACCAAGTTGAAAACTTCGAGTCGATGAACATGGCGTACGTGTTGGAAGAAGTCGGCAAAGCAGCGGCCATCGAATTCAAGAACGTGAAGCTTTGGATTAATGGTGCTTGGGTATAAACCCTTTTAACTAACACCCCCCAATGCAGGCTCTATCGCATTATCAATAAAGCTCAGGCTTTTGTTGTTATTTGTGTTTGGCTGCCTGCATTCCCCTTTTAACTATTTTGAGGTGTTCACAGTGGAATTTGTCGGTAATAAAAACGACGTCTTTGGCGCAGAGCTAGCGGCAACGGCGAAATATCCTGCCCTTAAAATATCAGAGTTTCAGTCTCTGTTTAATTTCCTCAGCAATGAGACAGAGCCAGGCATTCTGCAGCAAGCCAAAGTATCAAGAATCAAAGTGCACCGAGAGCTATTAGTCGCCATCGTGCCCTTTGCTGATTTGACGGAATTATCGCAAGCCAAATTTGGCGATGAAGAGTCGGGTGAAACACTCTACAAACAAGCGGTGTTTTCACTCACCGCCAGTGCGCTTATCGGTATTCAACTCAGCACCAATGCCACAGCCGAGGCGGCAGATAGACAAGAAGCGTTGACGGGCAAAAAGCAGCATTGCGATGTGCAGTATCGCCAAGCGGTCGACCTGCTGATTAATGGCAAAGAAACTTACTGTTTTGAGGTGGTGTAAATGGATGCCCTGCAAAACCTAACCAGTTTTTTTAAACAGCATGTCATCGATGCCAAGAGCCTAACAGTATGGGCTGAAGATGGCGCGGTGTTTTGTGGCCAAAGTGATGTTGTGGATGGTTTCGAGCTGGAATACACCGCAATTGTCTTTATTCAAGCGGCCACATTGAAGCCTCATGTGTTGTTTATGCATCTTGTGAATTGGTTAAACAAACATGATCCCGAGCGAGTAGAAAAAAATTTACCAGCGCCCACGTTCGCGACCGAAATCCTCGATAACGGCAAGTGTGACATCAAGATAAAGATAGACTTACTTGAAAGCTATTCGCTTGAAGAAAGTGAGCAAGGAAATTGGAAGCAACACGATACGCGCTATGACTGCATCAGCGATTTTGACTCAACCATTACCGCCAATGAGTTCGATGATCTTCATGAGTTGGTTTACTTCGTTGGGCATACCGATGACTTGCCATGCAACTGAGTAGCCCTGAGCAATTAACCCAACTGGTTGAAAGCTTGGTGTTAGATGCCTCTGAGAAGTATGAACTTAATCGCCGGATGGCAAACCGAGCGAGGCAGTTTTTTCGTCAGCAAATTCGCTCTCAACGCGACATTGATAACAACCCTTATCAATCACGCCGAAAGCGCAACATGTCGATTGTATCTCGCGGTGTGCGTGGCAAGCATGGCGCTAAGCACCGGCGCAATCAAGTGGCGAGAAACACGGTCAACAACAAGAACATGCTACTTGGGATCTCAAAATCACTTCGCACTCGTGTCAGTGCTAAAGATTTTGAAGTGGGGTTAGTGGGCGTTGCTGGGTTAATTGGTAAAGAGCACAACGAAGGCTCTGAGGTGTCATTCACTACAAGAGTGAATGGTTACTTTGATAGCAATACAGGGCGCTGGCGAGGTGGCGTCGCAACCAAACGTAATTACACCATGACTCAGCGTACGTTCATCGGTTGGACTCCAGAACTTGAACGCGAGTTGATGGCCATGGCCGCTGAATATTTTGCATTAGAGGATTTTGAGTAATGGCAACCTTCAAGGTTAAACCACAAAAAGGGTTAACGGTTCGTGATCCTGAAACCAGAGAAGCGCTAAAAGCGGCTGGTGAAGAAAAACCACGAAATACTTATTGGCTGCGTCGAGTGAAAGACAAGTCAGTCACTGTCGTAGACGCGAAGAAAAATACCTCAACCAAGGAGACTGAACAATGAGTATCAGCTTCTCAGAAGTTCCTAACAATGCTCTTGTTCCGGGCATGTATGTTGAAATTGATAATAGCCTAGCTAACAGCGCCGAAGACCAACAGCTTTGCTTGGTGATCGGTCATGCCGTGGCCAACGCACCAACAGCTGCGAATACCGTCAAACTCTGTATGGATGATGAAAAGGCGACGGAACTGTTTGGTGCATCCGATATCGTCAGTATGGTGAAGTTCTTTCGTAAGCAAGATGACACCATGCCTATCTACGCTGTGAGTGTTGAAGGTGCGGATACCATGTCTGCCTTAGCTGCGCTTGGCGAGACGCAATATCACCACATCATGTGCTCGCTAAATGATGACACCACGATCCGTGATTTAGGCGAATTTCTAGAACGACGTTATGACGCGCTCAATCAAATACCAGGTATTGCCTATATTCCTAAAAAGGGCACGCACGCAGAGCTTGTGACGTTTGGCACGAAGAGCAATTGCCCACTCATCAGCTTTATGTCGATTGATAGCCTAGGCAATTCTGCCAATGATCCGTTAACCGATGCGGAAGCGATCGGTGCATGGGTTGGTCAGATTGCACCGTCATTGGCGAATGACCCTTGCCGTCCACTTCAAACGTTAAAGTTAAACGGCGTTTATTCAAAGGCTGAAAGTGAATTTGATTGGGCAGAGCGCAATCTATTGCTGCATGAAGGCATGGGTACTTACACCGTCACCGCTTCCAATGAGGTACAAGTTGAACGTCCGGTAACGGCTTATACCGAGAGTGCCTCTGGTATTGCGGACAATAGTTATTTGGATGTAATGACGCCGGCAACGGCGATGTACTTTCGTCAGAAACAGCGCTCACGAATTCTAAGCAAGTATGCGCGTCACAAAGTGGCCAAGGACGGAACTAAGTTCGCACCTGGTCAAGTCATTGTGACGCCAAGCATGTTTAAAACAGAGTTGCTCGCCTTGTATCGAGAGCTTGAATATCAGGGCATCGTGCAAGATTTCGATGGCTATAAAAAGTCGCTCATTGTCGAACTTGATATGAACAATAAACAGCGCATCAATTATCAAGACTCGCCGCAGTTCGTGAACGGTCTGATTATCGTTGCCGGCAAAATTCAGTTTAGGAAGTAAACCATGGGAACAAAAATTACTAGCCGCGCAGTGCTCAATGCTGGCTCTCTCGGTCGTCTGCCTATCAAAGAAGGTGCGGACATCGGTTTTGGCAACCTAAAACGTGAGCCGGTGATGGGAGATGATGGCGTGTTAGGTTTTAGTGAATCTTATGACGAAGCGCCATCCATTAAATGCACCATTGCTCACGCAAAAAGCACCGATGAAGATGCGATTAAGAATTTCACGGGTGAAAACATTACGCTCGAAACCAACAGTGGCAAGGTGTATGCGCTGATGGATGCTTGGGTAGGCGATCCGCTTTCATTGTCGATTAAAGATGGACAATTGGAAGTGATGTTTTACGGCCATGAACTCATTCCACAATAAGGGCATCCCATGCTAGCGATATTGCTTAAACGCCAAGCGGCGCAAGAACTAGCCAATCAAAAAAGTACGCCGGTGATCGAACAAGTGGAGGCGAGTAAAACTGCTCGTCCTACCTTAGTGGGTAAGTCGTGGGAAGAAACTCAAGTCATACTCAAGCAGGATTTGTCTTATCTGAAAACGTTAGCGGGCTCAAAAGAAAAAGACCCATATAAAGAAGAACTGATCAAAAAATATCGTCCATTGGTCGAGCAGCTTTTGGCGACGCATCTAGGTAATTATGGAAATCTTGAAGTGATGTGGTGGTTCTTCATTTGGCATGTGGATTTAGGTCAATTTGAAGCTATCCACGATGATTTTCGCCAAGCTATTGGGGCTGGGTTAGAAGCGCCGGCTAATTGGAAAATGAACGGGCAAACCGCGTTTTGCGGCTACGTGTTTAAACATGCACACGAGGCTAAAACCAATAATGCTGAGTTCAAACGCGAGTATTTACTTAATGCGACTAACGACTTGCTCCGTGGCGAACTCGCTACCAATGTACCGCTTAAAGTAAAAATGTTCCGCTTAGTAGGGGATTGGTACGAAGAAGCCGGCGAAAAAGAACAGGCGCACAATTTGTTTGAATTAGTGATGAAGCTAGACCCGAGCAAAGGTGGCCGAAAAGGTAAGTTAAAAGATCTGAAACAGGAGCTAGGTTATGACCAACCCAATTAAAGATAAAGGGCAAACCAAAGTGGTGACACTGGCAGAGCCTATCGAAAAAGAAGTTAAAGGTGAGATGGTGACCATTGAAAAGGTAGAGCTCACCAAACCACACTCTGGCCACTTACGAGGTGTGAACCTCAATGATATTTGCCAAGCGGATTTTGATGCAGGTAAAACCGTGATCCCTCGAATCTCAGAATTAGATGAACGCGATATGCTCAATCTCGACCCAGCAAACTGGGCGCCATTATTAACGACTCTTGCCTCTTTTTTCGTGAATACGGGACGTTAATTGAAGAGCTGCCGTATGTAGAACCTATTTATGCTGATTTAGCCATAGCGTTCCGGTGGCAACCCAGTGAAATAGACCAGCTGACCTTTGATGAACTTTTACGATTTCATCATTTGGCGATAGAGCGATGTCACCAGGAGAGCAATTAGCTCTCCTTTTTTGTAAAGGATGCATGATGAAAATGAATCTTTCAGTAGTGATGGACATCATCAACCAAACTGCTGCACCACTCAAACAAATGAGCAAAGACAGTAATGTTTATGCTGATTCCATCAAGAAAATCGAAGAGAAGCAGAAAGACCAATCTGCTGCTCTGGGCATGATCGATTCGTTTCGTAAAACGCGCGATATCATGAATAAAAATGCTCTGGCTATCGCGGCCACGAATGAAAAACTCGATGAATTAAAAAGCAAAGCGGCCAGTGCTGAAAATCCTAGCGCCGCGCTCACTGAAAAGATAACCAAACAACGCGAAAAGCTGTTAGCGCTCAATGATGCTCAAGATGACAGCAAAGACCGCTTGATAAAGCTTAGCAACCAACTCAAGAAGACAGGCGTGAACATGCTTGATCTTGACGGCTCAAGTGACAAGTTGAACCAGAGCTATAAAAAGCACGGCAAAGAAATCAAGCTTCTTTCGAAAAAGTACGCCCATCTTCAAACGGTTATGAAGCTCCCGCGAGGTTTAAACAAAGCCTTAAAAATGCCAACGATGGAAGGGGCGAAAAACGGCGCGCTCGCGGCGACAGGGGTAATGGGGTCAATGGCGGGTTTTGGCCTTATCATCAATGATACGGCCAATGAACTAGATGAGTTGAGACGCTCGGCCGAACACGTTGAATTGCCTGTTGCTGAACTGCAGGCGATGCGTCTACAAGCGACGCTTGCCAATGCGGAAGCCGAAGATATGGACGCGGCCATCAAAGAAATGACGTTGCGATGGGGAGAAATGAAAACCTTCAAAAGCGGCGCCATGAATGATTTCTTTAAAGATACCGGCAATCAAAAAGCGCACGACGATTTGATGCAGGCAAAAGACGCCAGTGAAGCATACCAGGTACTACTGCGAGAAATTGCCAACGAGACCGATGTGTCAAAGCAAGGCTTTATGGCTGATGAGTTCTTTGGCGGTGACAGCGAGAAAATTCTCGCTATGCTGAAAAGCGGCACGGAAGGTTATGAAAAGGCCAAACAACTGCTCAATGACACCGGTGGCGCGGTTGACCCAGAATCGACTAAAAATGCTCAGGCCTTTAATTCTTCTATGGTCAAACTGAGTGCGATCGTTAATTCACTCAAAATTAGTGTGCTAACGCCTATCATGGGTGAGTTGTCATCACTGATGGAAGAGCTCGCTATCAACATGAAGAGTATGGATTGGCGCGAAGACAAAATTGCAGAGCTGAGAGCAATAGTAACCGGCACGTTTAACGCTTTTCGCACACTGGGCAGTGGCGTTCTGTGGCTAGGCGAGAACATGAATACGGTGATTGGCGTGTTAGTGGGCGTTAAATTAGCATTAGTTGGTATCAACCTTGTCGCACTGGCTAACCCACTTGGACCTTTCATTATCGCTGTTGGCGCTCTCATTGCGGGTGTCGGATTGTTGATTGATCACTTTGGTGGCATCACCGCAATTGTAGAGAAAATCAAAAGCTACTTTGCAGAGACCTCGTTGCTCGGCATTCTTTTTGATGTTTCGCCAATCGGCGTGATTATCAATGGGCTCGATATGCTGCTCGAAAAGTTTGGTGGCCTAACCAATGTAATGGATTCCGCTAAGTCATTATGGAACAGCTTTTGGGGAGATGACGAGGAAGGTAGCAAAGCTAAACAGCAGGCGAAAGCGAGCAAGCAGTTGCAACAGAACAATGCTGCGGCAGAAGTAACATATAGCCAAACGCATTCCGAGGGTTATGAGCGCTATAAAAGGCATGGTGGTAAATCTTACAATGATGATATGGATTCTGGTTACCAAGCGATATCGCAATCAGGTCAACCTAACTCCTATCATCCGATTAAAAGCCAAAGCTTGAATAGTAAATCAGAGGTCGCGCTGACCATAAAATCAGACAAGCCGGTTACCGTTGACAAAGCGAAGAGTGAGAAAGGCACTGAACTGAATTTGGATGTTGGCAATATGAGTATGAGCTACTAA